AGATGCGAATTGGTACATCACATCCCAACGATCGGGGTCTTCTAACAATATGTATCCTGGCTTACCTTTTCCAATCATGTAACCAAGTTCTAAGTGACCTGACTTGCCTGCTGGTAGTATAAGTATTGCTATATCGTTGCGATCTAGGTGGTACTTATCAAATTCATATACATGCTTGGCTGCGTATCCTGCCAAACCCTGTTTGTAATTATTACCTTTGGCAATTTCATATTTCTGCCAATAGTCGTCTGCTTCGGGTCCAGCTGAAATCCAATCATCGAACACTTCGTGTCCGGCGGCTCGTATTTTAAGGGCTGTCTCAATAATCTTTGGATTTCTTAGTGAACCAATCAAATAAATGTTTGCCATTTATACTCCTAATTTTTGTTTAGTGTACAGCAAACGATTTGATATGTCAAGCATTTCATGGTACCCCACCTCGGATTCGAACCGAGAACCATCAGTTTCTAAAACTGGTCGCACTGCCAATTAGCGTAGCGGGGCATTAAATTTTCGGAAGTAGCGGTAAGTTCGCCCCACATGGGCGCTCACATAATCCTGTCCGCATGTGGCCACATGCAGCGTTCTGGCTCCGCACAGTGGTAACGATCCACTCTAGTCATTGATTAACAGTCAAGTCCTTGCACCATGCTTGGATTCTGCGGAATTGTAAATTTTGAAGTAGGTACCCGTATAAGACGTTGTTACCGCCTTATAGCATCCCCGTATACTTCTTTGTTTGGTGCGGGGTCCTGAAATCGAATCAGGTTCTGCTGCTCTTCAGGCAGCCGCTGAAATCACCAGACTAGCTCACCCCGCAATAACTTCTCGTAGTTGTCTTTTTCTATGACAACTATTTTCTTATCTTTGTATTTTTCTAAAACTAAGTCCATTTTCTCTTTATCTCTTCCCCACCATCTACCTTTCAGTTCAAGGTAGACATTATAATCTGGAAGATAAAAATCGGGAGTATAAGAACGAATTTTATTATCCATTTCGTATTCAAAAGTATGTTGATTAGTTTTTAACTTTAGCCATTGTATGCCGAGTTCTTCAAACTTCAATGCAACATTCTGTTCCCATGTCCCTTGTACTTTTTGACTGGCGACCTCAAACCATTTACATCTACCACCTTTATTATTTGCAGATCTAGCTAAACTTATTTTTCTTTTTGATTCATCTGTGTGCTCTCTGCCCGGGCGACCCTTTGTTGCTAAAGAAACTGCAATAGAATTATGTAATATTCTTTCATCTGTCTCCTTTGAAAGGCCTTTATTCCAACTTATATGTTTACCATTTTCTAATGTGGCTGGATTATATTGAATATTCTTTCCATCTTCGGTATGCAATCTCCAATAGTGGGATGATATTGATTGTCTTGTTTTTGTTTCTATTTCACATGAGGGACATTTCCACATTAATCCAGTAAACCAACCATCAGTTGAAAATAATCTCAACCTATGTGTTCCACATGCTAGGAAATGTTTATTATGATTACATCGAGATATCAATCTCTTACATTTATCACATTCTACTTTTTGTTTGCTTATATGCATAATTTATATTTATCTAAATGCACGGACCATATCAGCTAAAGCCGGAATGTTTAAAATTGATCTTTCTCTGTGCTATGATTCATTGCTGCTGTGCTTCCCGCACCAACTGCAACTGATATAGCGTCAAAGTATGGGACACCGACTTCTGCCTGGTGTCGCACAGTAGTGAAGCCGCGACTGGCTGCATTAAATTCTCGTTGCTGCAATTCTGCATATCCGGCCATACCTCGTGCCTTATATGCTTCAGCTAATTCAAATGTAGCAAGATTCACACTATGGAAGCCTGCTAATGTAATAAATTGGAACTTATATCCTAACTTGCCTAGTTCAATTTGATATTGAGCGCAATCTTCTTCTGAAAGAAACTTTCTCCAATTAAAGCTTGGGCTGCAATTATAAGCAAGCATTTGGCCTGGAAATTTAGCATGGATAGCATCTGCAAATTTCTTTGCTTGATCAATGTCCGGAGTAGATGTTTCAAACCACAACAGATCAGCGTATGGTGCATAAGCAAGACCTCTTGCAATACACGAGTCCAAACCATTTCTTACCTTATAGAATCCCTCAATTGTACGCTCGCCTGTAACAAAAGGAGCATCAGCTGGGTCAATATCACTTGTTAATAATGTGGCCGATTCAGCATCTGTTCTAGCCATAATAACAATATCAACATTGGCTACATCGGCTGCCAGTCTTGCTGCATTTAGTGTACGAATCATCTGTGCGGTAGGTACAAGAACCTTTCCACCCAAATGCCCACATTTCTTTTCACTTGCCAGTTGATCTTCAAAGTGAACACCTGCTGCACCCGCTTCAATCATATGATATGTAAGCTCGTAAGCATTGAGTGCTCCGCCAAACCCTGCTTCAGCATCGGCAACTATGGGAGCATAGAAATCTATGTCACCACTCTTTTCAAGTGTCTGCATTTGATCGGCTCGCCGAAATGCATTATTAATTCCTTTGACCACTGTTGGAACAGAATCAACCGGATATAAAGATTGATCTGGATAGGTTGTATTGGCAGTGTTATTTGCTGCTGCAACTTGCCAACCCGAAAGATAAATTGCCTTTAGCCCAGCCTTTACATGCTGAACTGCCTGTTGTCCAGAATATGCGCCTAAGGTAGGAACAAAGTCTTCTGTCTCCAATAAGTTTCTTAATTTTGCTGCTCCGCGCTTTGCTAATGTATGATCAATCTGTACTGATCCCTGCAAAGTTTTTACTGTGGCCTGTGTATAATTTCGCGTTTTCATAATACCTTTCTATTGAGTTGAATAATGTATCTGGCTTACTGGCGAATCACCAGGGAGTCAAACCCCGGCCTGAAATTTTGGAGATTTCTGTGCTATCGTAACACTTGTGACTCATATTATATTTAGAGAAAGACGGGATTCGAACCCGCGTCTCCACGTTGGAATACCGTGGCGCACTAAGCCGCTATGCTACTTTATAAAAACTTGGCTCCGGCACTAGGAACCGAACCCAGCTAATCTACGTTAACAGCGTAGCGGTTGACACCATGTCGCCTCTACCGGAATTGTTTGGCGATGTATATAGGGATTGAACCTAGACCGGGTGCCCGCGACAGGGGCCCGTGCCACACGGCGATACATCATATTTGGTAGGTCCTGAAAGATTCGAACTTTCGTGAGTCGCCTATCAAGCAACCATTCTACCATTGAATTAAGGACCCAATGTAAAGTAGTTTTCTAGAAATGTGAACGGTCCAAACCCGAAATCTTCTCCCACTCGTCTTGCGACTAGTAACAGGTTTGCATCATTGTTGACGCGAGTGCATTTGATTTATGCTACACATATAGAAAACCTATCAATCCTTTACTCTTTCGGCCATTACGGAATGGTTACACGCCTATGTTATCCTACTAGATTGGAGACTTGAAATTATGAAATCTTACCCTTCAAGACATTTACTGTCTCTTCTTCGGGGATTTGATTGTAGGACGGGATGTCAGGATCGAGTCTGCCCATCTCCCAACGATAAATTTTTACTTGATATGTTTCTAATTTCCTAGCCTGTTCATCAAGATCCATGTATGGGAGAGTCATTGAGCATTGTATATCAATCCTTCGATTTCCTTTATCAGATTCGAAGAGATGATAATATACATTACCATCTATCTTATTAAGCTTAACTGGATTAATAATTGTCTTTACTAATCTCCACTGTTGCTTCTTAAAGAATGAAAACATATTAGTTTACCTTTCCCTTCAAGAAAGTTGCTGTATCATCCTCGGGGATTTGTTCATACGTTGGAATTTCAGGATCTCTGCGACCATTTAACCAACGAACCATTTGCATCTGATAAAAATCTGTAGTAGGTAACCACACTTTATCGCTAATTCGATATGGTTCTCCATCACAGACATATTCTGCCTTTCTATTGGCTTTATTAGATTCATAACAATGAATATGATAAACATGTTTTCCTGAGGGACTTACAGGCCTATCAATCTTAAAAGTCTTTACTAGTGCCCATTTTTCTCTCTTAAGAAAATCAAACATATATTACTTTCTGAGTTGGAGCGGGTAGCCGGTATCGAACCGAGCTATTCAAGTTTGGAAGACTAGTGTGTATCCATAAACACCTTACACGCATATTTTTATAATACTATCTTTGCGATAGTAGGTCAATTGGTCCTCCGCCAAGGATTCGAACCTTGTTCTGCCGGGTAAGAGCCGGCTGCATCGCCACTAATGCTTGCGGAAGATTATGGTATCCTGTACGAGGATCGAACTCGCCTGCGCGGATTGAAAGTCCACTGACCTCACCAGAAGTCAAACAGGATATATTGTTTTTGCAGAGGAATTGAACACACATTCACTCATAATCCGATTGGAGATAAAGAATGAATACCGACCATAGATCCAATCATCTATCTGTACGGTTGCAAAACTTGGTTGGTCTTCTTGGTTTCGATCCAAGTACCTATGCGTTATCAACACATTGCTCTCCCGAGTGAGCTAAAGACCAAATATATTCTTTTGTTATTTGTTTCTCAAGCAAAACAAATACCTTTACATTATTTTGTTGTATAACAACATCAATCTTTTCTTTATCTATCTTTGCCTTATAACTATTCTTCGGATCTAAATAAATATTGTACTCCGGAAGATAAAAATCGGCAAAATAGTTCTTACCATTGTATTTTAATGATTTTGGACGAATCCATTTAATATTAAGCCCTTGTAAAATTTCAAAGCATTTCATTTCGTAAGAACTTTGTAAACATGTTTCTTTACCGTATGAATCAATCACCGTAAACTTTTTACTACGGCCAGCATTTTCTCTATAACCACCGAATCCACGTTCTTTCGCCAGTATCGACCGTTGTTCAGTAGTTAAATTATTTCCAACATAGGTTAATTCACCACTTTTATATTTGGCTCTTAATGTATCTGCAGCAGACTTTACAGATTCCGATGTTTCTAAAGTAAGGCCCTTATTCCAACCAACCCTATCTACAGAATACTTTGATCCTTTTGTATTCTTATACAAATTTTTATCCGGATTGCATTCTTTTACATGATTTGCAAATTGTCCTTCTATTTCTTGTTTACCAAGATTACAGTGAGGACAAGAATCCATCGGAACATATTTTCCACCAGATTGGCACAGAATGCTCATAAAGTGTTTATTAAGAACATTTGTACCAATAGTGCTTTTACATTGGATACACGAACAATATATAGTCATATCGTATTTATCATACGGATCAATACAGTGCTATGCTATTTAGATAGGCATTATCGAATAAATGTATCACTAATTTATGCTTCAACAACTTCCTTAGATACTTCATCTTCCGAGAGATCTACATCTAACACAAAATTGCTTTGTTGTGTTTCCTGAAACATCATAAATTGTCTTGTGCTATATTCTTTCTTGACGAATGTACTTCTAACTTGGTCAATGATGAGTAATACCATTGCCAAAAATACGAGACACATTGCTATTCCTAAAAATTCCATTTTATACTCCATTGTGTAATCGCCAAGTATATAAGCTATTACACTATGAGTCAAGTGGAATCAAAAATGGTCAGGGAAGGTAGAATCGAACTACCGCTTCCACGCTCCAAAGGTGGGATGATACCATTTCATTATACCCTGAAATAAAAATTCGTTTAGTGCGTAGGGAGCGTCATGAGCCGATTATACATTCACTAAACAGATGTTTGATATAGTAGTTCCGACTGACCCTATTAAGGTTTATACCTTTATCAAACATGAAACATGGTGCCCCACGACGGAATCGAACCGCCGTTTTCTCCTTACAAGAGAGTTGTCCTACCACTGAACGAGAAGGGCGAATTTTAGATATTGTCAAAGATTTTATTTAATTCTTCAGACATGGATTTTAAAGATGATGCTACCGTTCTTGTTTCATTATCATCTTCGGACTTCAGACAATGATTGTGTAAATCAATTATCTTGTCAATTAAAATCGATATTTTATTCTTTAAATCGTTTATCATAGTACGATGTCTAATCAGAACTGTTATATCTGCTCTTATCTGATTATACTCGGCCTCTATTTCCTTAAAAACATTTATTATGTTTCGACCGCCATGTGTTAATGCATATTCTAATATGTCTTCGTCTGTGAATTCCCTTAATTTCATAAAAATTCCCCAGTTTCTCTATAAAAAGTCGACTTTAAATGCCTTATTTCATTTAGGGTCTGTCTTCTGAGGTCAAAAATAAACTTTAATTTTAAGTTTTCCATAAATGTCTTAGATTCATCTGGGTCATAACACGAAGATAGTTCCGATAATCTCCTTGATTCTTCGTAACAAGGATGATCTTCTGACAAAGGTCTTTTTTCTAGTTTTACATCTTCATATCTAGGCATAGTTGTCTCCACAATAACTGTGTATTTATCTATGAATTGAGCGGTGGAAGAATTTTTTATGAAGTAAAATTTTTGGCGCCGCAGAAGGGAATCAGACCCTCCTAAATCCGCTAGACAGGCGGTTGCACTCATCAGAATGCGACTGCGGCAAATAACATTATTGTATTGTAGATTTTGTCAGTTTATTGTTCTACAACTCCACGGCGCTATATCAAGTAGGGCGTTTATACCCTTTCTGCAACCTTGCACTTGACGCACTGCCCAATACCACTGCTTAGTTTGACATGCTAGAGACGGTTGCGTCATATAGGCACAACACTAAGTCGTTCGGACAATAATTTTGGCGCCGCCGAGGG